AGCAGTCCCCGTGACATCAATGCCTGTGGCGGTTGTTTCTAGTTTTGGAGAGCCATTATGGTAAAGATAAACCTGAGCGCCATTAAAGCCTGTAATGTATGACTTACTGCTGTCTGCATTATTGATACGCAAGTCATTGGCTAGAATTTTTAAATTACCCGTGCCTACATCCGCAATAACGCTATCTGTAGCATTATGGTAAATCTCTAAGTCAGACCCAGCACCAAAGATAGCCTTGCGGTTGTCAGCAAAAGTTACATCAGTGCCCGGATTAGTACCAACCTCAATTACAGTACCACCTGAGTCTTCTGTGTAGAGGCGCTTATTAGTAAGATCCAGCGCAGGTTCACCTTGGACAAGATCCCCTGCTAACGGTGCGCCTGAGCCGTTCTTTAGCTTAATAGTAGTAGCCATTAATAAGTTCCTCCGTCAATAGTTGACAGTGTTGTTGTAATAGATGTTGTGCCTGAGCCAGTGACTGCACCGGATAACGTAATTGTTTGGTTGCCTGTGAGATACCCAGCAGCACCGTGGTCACCCCAGCCATATGCAGTGTCCCACTGACCCACCTTGGTATCAGTGATGACGTTAGTGCCCATGTCAATAGTGTTGCCATTGGCATCTAGTGTTCCACCTAGCTGTGGCGTTGAGTCACCGATGAGATCAGGGTTAATCGTGTTCCACGCAGATCCATCGTAGATACGTGTTGTGTTGTCACCTGTGTTAAAGTACCAATCACCAGCAGTAACAGCGTTACCGTTCAGATCCACCGTAGGATTGCTTGCTTGCGCTCCTAAGAAGAATCCGTCGATAGCCTCTTGTGCAGCCTCTGCTGCCGTTTGTGCAGCTTCAGCAGCCGTCTGTGCAGTCTCAGCGGCAGTCTGTGCGTTACTTGCGTTTGTCGCTGAAGTAGACGCTGCAGACGCGCTAGATGCTGCATTGGTTTCTGAGGTAGACGCATTAGACGCAGACGTTGCTGCGTTAGTCTCACTTGTGCTGGCTGCAGATGCTGATGCTGCTGCATTAGTCTCACTTGTGCCAGCATTAGTCTCAGACGTAGCTGCTGCTGATGCTGATGATGCTGCCGCAGTCGCACTACTGGCCGCATTAGTTTCACTTGTGCTTGCGTTAGATTCGCTAGTGGCTGCGTTAGTTTCAGAGGTAGCTGCGTTAGTCTCGCTAGTTGATGCTGCTGATGCACTAGAGGCTGCTGCAGTTGCACTGGTAGACGCATTAGACGCAGAAGTTGCGGCATTAGTCTCTGACGTACCCGCATTTGTTTCTGATGTTGCAGCGTTGGTTGCGCTAGTAGATGCAGCAGATGCGTCAGCAGCTACACCAGCTTCACTGGCAGCAGCGTTGGATGCGCTGGTTGCCGCAGCACTAGCCGATGCAGCAGCTTCGTTTGCTTTTGTAGTAGCAGTCTGTGCGTTGGTTGCTACCTGTGACGCATACGCATCCGTAGAGGCATCACCAGAACCACCATCACCCCGAAAGATTGGCATAGACTGCTCCTAAGAAAACAAACAAGAGAAATGGAAAAGGGGCCGTTGCCGACCCCCTAGAGTCTTACTCGTCGCAAACAGCGAGGATGAATCCTGCTTCGGGACGGTAAGTTTCAACACCGTACAGAGTGTCAGCAGTGTACAGCGTGGAGAGGTACTCCTGCTTGTACTGAGTCTGCGAACGTACAGCCATTTGCTCTGCCATTACAAGGGCGTCCTTGTGGAAGAACAAGCAGCCACGGGTGTCTACAGATGACGCAGTGTTCTGAGCAGCTACTTCCAGAACGGGAGCATTGCTAGAAACGTATACGTCTACACCGTACAGGTTGCCGATAAGACCAGACTCAACACCACGACCACCAACAAAGTCGGAAGATACGTAGCGGTCGATGCCCATGATTGACTTACGAGCCGCAGGTGGGATCACCAGCACACGACCGTCCATCGGTACATCAGCGTCGTCCATGAGCTTGATAGCTTCACGGAAAGCGAGGTCAGTAAAGTTGTCACCAGACGTTACAGTGTCAACAGCGTAAGCAGCAAGGCCGCTAGAAGCATTGACGTAGTAGCTGTTGCTGTTTACCCAGTCAGCACCCGTGTTGGCGGGAGACTGAGTACGAGTTCCGTCACCGAAACCAGTAGCAGCGTTGATGAGGTCAGTGTCTACTTTCAGAGCAAGCTGGTAGCCAGCGTCTTCGGTGTAGAACTGTCGCAGAGAGGACAGAGCCTGTACTTCTACGATATCTTCGATCAAACGCGAGTACTCAAAGTGACGGTCTACGGTAATCGTCAACTCTGATTCAAGGTTAGCCTGAATCGTAACTGCTACAGCTTCTGCCTTAGCATTAGCAGTGCCACGGACGGGCTTAGGAATGTGAATAACG